CATTGGTGGACGTTTGTCCTTTGGGGTTTCCATATACTTATCAAGTATATTGATTGCTTGATTTCTGAACTGCTGGACTGTAACAACGGGAACTATAACAACTCTTGTAGAGTCTATTCCTCTGTCTTCAATCATATCTTTCGATATTGCAGATTCAGATTCAAAGTAAATTACTGCGGCATCCTTGTTGTCTTCTAGGAATTGTTTAACCATACCTAGTGCAAAAAAGGTTTTACCTGTTGCAGATTCACCTGCTATTGCAGTAATTTTGTTTGAGGGAAGTCCACCATATAGTGAACCACTTAATAGTGCATTGAAGATATGAGAACCCGTATCAATAAACGAATCTACATCTCCAGCTGCAACACCATCAGAAACTATATTTGCATATTCGTTTCCTGATGCTTTTACTAAATCTTTTAAAAATGACATAACACTTCTCCATAATGTATACATCTATTATACACATGGTTGGTGAAATTTACAAGGGGTTTTTAGAGTTTTTCTTCTATTTTTTGTATTGTCTCATAACAATCTTTCATATTGCCTGAAACTTTGGTGTGTTCTTCCATCATGACTCTTAGAAGTCTAATTTGAACTTCTAGATGAATTATGAATCCGAATATGACTGCAATCATCATTATATAAAAGCAATCCATCATCGTGATAATCATTATGATACCTCGTCCACCTGTTCTTGAGTAACAGTTCCATTCTCCAATAGAAGGTTACGATGTTCTAAATGTCTCTGTTCTGTAGTGTCTTTGTTCTCACCAGTATATTTTACTGCATGATAGTCATTAATCATTTGTTGATTGACTGAGACTCTATCTTCTGTTAATACTGGGTTATCCCCATTAGAAACAAATAGTTCTCCAAGGATTCTTCCAAACTTACCTTTGTCATGAGAAACTAATGTAATTTCACCTTCTGAAAGAAGATGTTTAAGATGTGCTTTTGCAGCCTTTCCAAATAACTTCTCTACTAAATCTCTTGTTCTAGACTCGGGGGTGTCTATACCCATCAAGCGAACTCTCTGTTTTTTTAGAACAGTAGAGAAACCAAGGTCGATATCTACGTCCACTGTATCTCCATCCACGATTTTAACGATTGTTACATGGAATTCTGCTTGTTTAAAGTTCTTAGTAGACATAGTTTTATTTATGAAAAAAATGAATCTAAACTTGCAACTGGTTCAACATTCCACCCAATTAACCCAATGACTGCTTTCAATGGTTCTATGAATGACTTGTTGAATTGCATATCATAATCCACATACTTGTTTAAGTCAAGTTCCTTTGGAAGGACGTTTGGAAACGAAATAACATTTTCGTTGATTGGATTAGGAAGTGTAAGATATGTAAAACGTATCTTATCAGAATTCATAATCAGTTCGTATCGTTTATGGATGTTCTTCTTCTCTAATTGGTGGTTGTAAAGTAATGCACCTCTGACATGGATAGGTGTTCCCTTTCCGTAAATCATTGATGCATCTTTGTAGTTCTGTAAGTTGTTACATCCTCTTGGTGATGCCATATCTTCTACTGGAAGGTTTCTAAAATCCTTTCGTGCAGTCTCTACGAAATCCCATAATTCTTCTTCGGTTCCGTTCATGACAACTTTAAATGCATCTGTAAGTTTACCTCTGACCCATTGTGGTGTACTGGACTTTGCAGTCTCAATACCCATCATCTTGAGTTTGGGTTCGGCTAGTCTGACTCCTTCGTTGTCGATGACGTTGAGGATGTATCTTTTCTTTGCAGTCCAAATCCCACGGTCTGCAATGACCTCTCTCCCCATTTCCATCTTCTGTTCGTAGGCATTGGTGTACTCTGCAAGTTCTCTGAAGCCCTCATCAAGAACTTCTTCCATGTGGGATTTTGCAATTGAGTCGATGAAGTTTGTGATTTTGGTTTTGTTCGTTTCATTAGGCATTACCTTCTGTATCAGTTTGTCTAGTGTTATGTAAACAGAATCAGTATCCATTGCAACAACATAGTCTTCATCTGTCTTGAGTGTGGTGTTCAACCAATCATTGATTGTCTTCTCTGCATGTTTGATAATCAACTGACCCGACAATGTGATTGCCTCTGCAAGTTGTGGGTCAAAGAATGCAAAGTATTGATTTGCCAAAGCACCATAAGCTGAGTTGAGTGCAATCTTTCTAACCTGTTGGTTATTGTAAGAACGTTTGATTAATGTATTGAGTTCGTTCTTACGTTTCCTATCTGTACAAGTTTGCAGTTCCTTCTGATACTCAATCATTTTACCCTTCCACATCTTACGTTCGTCATAGAACTTCTGCATAAGTTCGGGAAGGAATCCTTGTTTGTCGTTAGAGAACCTAGCTCCGTTTGGTGTGATACCGAGTGCGCCATCAACAATCGTTTCTTTGTTGAATAATTTTTCTACAGATGTATCAGTCAATCCTCTTTGCATCTTCTCGGGTGAGATATTATACTGCATGATGATGTGTGGATACAGTGAGTTCAAATCGAATGAGACGACCCATTCATGTTTACCCACGATAGGTTCTTTGACATATGCACCTTGAATTCTATCACCCTTTGTCTGTGATAGTTTCTGTGGTGGTGTTGCAATCTTCTGTTCCTTGAGGAAGTTGTAGATGATTGTCTCCCAATACTTAACCATACCAAATGTATCATTGTAATTACATTTTGCATTATAAGACATTGCAAGAATCAATTCCATCAATCCTAGTTTGTCTTCTAGGTCTTCTACAAGGGTAACATCCTTTACATTGTATGCAAGGAACTTGGAATAGTTTAGTCTGTATAGATGATGAAGAGAACCTTCCTCTTCATAACTCACCTTGGCTTTACCTAATTCTACTTGTGCAATGTGGTCTAGTCTGTAAGACTCTTGATTTACGAATGTATGTTTTTTGTACAGTTCTAGGTAATCAATTACATTTATTCCGTAAAGGTTGAAGACCTGTTGGGTTGACCCCCAATTGGTTTTGAATTCTCTGATATCACACATGTTCCATGGTGAAAACTTTTTATGTGATTCTGAGCCGAAGACTCTGTCCACACGATTACAAAGGTAAGTAATGTCAAAAGTGTTAACATTCCACCCAGTAATGATGTCGAACTTTTCTTTTCTCCAGTACTTGATGAACTGTTCAAGTAGGTCTTTCTCATCCTGTGCTTCATGATATGTTACGTTCGCTGGTTTGTCATCCCACGGCCCAATCCCGAATGTGTGAGCCATGAATCTAAATGGTTTGATTGTAATTGCATTGACCTTCTCGAAAGCTTGCATGGGTTCGGGAAACCCATCTTCACATTCACACTCAATATCGAGTGTTGCAATCTTGATAACCTTTGGGTCATACTTAATATCACCTTGAAACTTGTCTGCAATATATGTATAGATGTATCTATCGTATCCATGGATTTCCATTCCTGCTGTTCCAGCAAATTTTTCACGGAACTTTCTTGCACCACCCATCGAACTGAGATTTACAGCCTCAAGGTTCTTCCCATCCAATGACTTGAATGCAGAAGGTTTTTTTGTTGGGACGTAATGGTTTGGACGGTAGTCCACAGACATTTGAACCTGTTTCTTACCTTGATAACCTTTTACGAGTATTTTGTCGCGTGTTCGACAGACATTTGTGTAGAAATCCATACAGTAATTATACTACAGTGGGTCTATTCTGTCAATGTTCTTTTGTTCTCGAAATCGAAATTATTTAGAGCAGCCGACTTGATATCTGTCCAGTATGAAATTCTTTCTAATTCTTTCTCTACTGTTTCCATTGTGTCGGGATGTTCTGCAACACCTACTGCATTTTTTGTGAGGACTTCTACATTGATTTTGTGTTTCTCAATCATTGCATCAGCCTGTTTGATTTGTGCGTTAAGCACTTTTGATGTAAAATCTACCATTATTTATTTCCAGTTAATACCTTGTAGTTTGTTGCAAGGTTTGGTCTAGGTTCAAAACATGCCACTACTCTGACTTTTGATATGTCAAAGGTAAAATCCTTTGCATAAGGAATCCATGGAGCTAGACCCACTTCCATTTGTTCCCCTTCTACTGATACGATACAAGCATGTGCTTCTTCTACAGTATATTTAAAAAACGACTCTTTCACTTTACCAATAACAACGTCTCCGTTTTCTAAACGGAGACACTTGATAAGATTAGACATTTAATACAAGCTCCTGTAGTTCTTTCGAACGTCTTCCGACCTGTCCAAACCATTTGGAATCTTCCATTTCATATGCCATTTTTTTCCAATCATGAGCTCTAGCTGCACCTATCATACCTTTAAAGTATCCTAGTCTTGTTGCACCTAAGTTAAAAGTCATGTTGACTAATACATGTTGTATATCTTCGGGTAGATTATAAAATGCTTCATCGCTTCCAAAAACATGAATTGCTTCTGCAACGTGTTTATCAAAATCATAATCATATACATCATCAACTCTTTGTTGTGATACTGGTGTTCCAACTGGTTGACCATGTTCGGGGTCACCTTCTTTGATTAGATGTCCCACTCCAAAAGTTAAGTATCCTAATGAGTCTGCATAGACTTCTAATACTTCACCTTCGTGTCTTTTAATTTGTTCCTTCAATATTTCCCTGTTCATAATTCTTGATACTCTCCTAAGTATGTTCCACCGTTGTCGGCAATGTATTGTGCAACTTTAGCATCAAAGTCAGACTCATCCGTATAAGTTATTTCGGGATAAATCATTTCTCCGTTATCTAGTTGTATTTTTACTTGTCTTGCATTATTTGGCATCTTGTTCTCGTTTCATTTGTTCATCGACCAATTCCATGAGGATTTCACCCATGAGGTCATTTAATTCACTATTATTTAGGAGTTCCTCAAGTCCAATATCTGTCTTTTCTTGGCCGTGTGGAAACCTTCTTATAGTTCTTTGGAAGTTAATATTTGGTTTACCTTCTTCGAATTGTAACTTACCATATTGGTATACTAATCCATCCCATTCTCCACCAGTCAATTCAATAGCTGCATCTTCTTCGGATGGATTTTCTACTACCATGTAGACCTTTTTATCAAATAATTCTGGCATAAATTTCTTCCTCTATTTTCATAGATGATTCTATTGAATCATTATCACGAATCTGTAGTTGTCCTAACAAGTTCATGTTTGTTAATATATTATTTATCTGACTTCTTCTTCCCTTTAACCACACTTCTGATTGTGTGTCTCCTCTTTCTGCATGACGATTATGTTCTTCTTCTAGTCCTACAGTAAGTACATAGACTCTTGCTTCATGATTATCCATTAACCATTCTATGTCTACTCCTCTAAAGTATCTGTCACCTTCTATAAGAACATGTTTGTATGCAATGTTCATTGCTTCAATGAACTCTCTAAACTGTGGGATAGAACCGTGAGAGAGCTTATCAGTTCCGCCGAATGTCTCTCCCTCGGGATATTGACCGACTACTAATATGTCACCATGTTCTTGGCACTTAAATAGTTTCATCGGTTCAATTAGATTGGGTTCATCTAACCTAGAGATAAGTCTTCTCATGAGAGTTGACTTTCCCGAACATGGAACTCCACCAACCATTATAATCATAGTTCTACTATCCTTCCACTTTCATCACAATGTGGTGTTTTATCTTGAGGTATAAATCCACCCCACTGAAAGATTTCTCTGAACTTCCATTCAAGTTCCATGAAGTTAAGTCCCATCTTGTGATAGTCAAGAGAATCCGTAAATCTTCTTACACATTCTTCTATGAACCACTCGTATCTTG